CTGGGAAAGGTCAACACGGACGCCTCGAATCATTGTCTGTAGTACGACAGGTGCTAGGGATTGCTGGAAGCGATTGACTTCCTGCATCCCCATGCCGATGACGACTTGTTCAAGGACGTGGTGGATACCAAGTGTACGCATGGAGTCTGTGCAGTTGTACTTCCAGAATACATCTTCACCTTCCCCCTTTGGACCTTCAGTCCAATTCGTGCGGTCGTCTTTCCAGTAGAGGTGGTCTTCCAAGTACATGCTGGAGAGGAAGGCCAGGTTCTTCGGAAGGTTGGAGAAGCAAGAGTGCTGTTGAATCATCGTGTCTTGTACGTCAGGGCATAGGAAGTGCCAGTGGCGGTAGATGTACTGGGCATCGTAGTTCCAGTTCTGCCCAATGACAGTGACAAGGGACATTAACTTGCACATCAGAAAGACAAGTTGGGTTTCTTCTTCTGCACTCCAGTATCCTTCTGGGTTGGTGCTGGACATCAAAGGTATGCAGATAGCATCGTTGGGGGTCCAGGCGAAAGCAATGCAAGCAATGTGCCCTGCGCGTGTTTCGATATCCCCACCGAGCTTGAGTTTCACTCCAGTTGCGGCTGTGGTCTCTGCAAGCTGGATTAGCCCGTTTAGCTGGGTAAGGGCAGTGTCGTAATTAGGGCGTATTACAAAGTTGTAATGCGGGCGAATAACCCCCGCAAACCTGCTTTCCCTTTTCACACGTTTCAAGTCATGCACCAGCAACGGGCGCAATGACCACTGTGCTAGTAGCAACGCAGGGCTAACCGTAGGGATTACCTTCAGCCCAGGGATTAGTGTTGACTCCATGACAGAGCTTCTCCAGCTCCCCGCACCCCAGTGCCCAGTGAGTGCCCAGAGAGCGAGGTTGCCAAAAGTGCAGACGACATTGGGCTTGAGCAGTTCTAGTTCTTGCTTCAAGCGTTCGATACCCTCCACGACTTGTGGCAATACCCACTTCCCATTGTACAAGACGTGTGCAGGGGTGATGTCTTTTTTCTTCGTGGCGATGACCCCTTCAATTCGGCTGCGTGGTACACGGTCATTGCAGACCATTGTGATGAAGCACTCTTCACGGGAGAGGCCTGATTCCTTAAGGATACGTCCGAGTTCCATACCTGGACCGCCGCAGAAAGGCTGACCTCGAAGAAGGTCTTGCTCATGGGGGAACTCGCCGACAAGTGCAATCTTGGCGTTAGTTGGGCCAACTGGCATTATTGGCATTAGAGGCCTCCTAGTAAGTTTTTCAACTCATTGCCAAGGGCTTCGCCATCAAGGGCTGGTGAGCCATCAGTCAGGGCGTTGAGGCGTTTCAAGCAAATACCGTAGTATTCAGGTGACTTTTCAAGCACAGTAGCTTTGCACTTCAAGTTATGTGCGGCGGGGAGGAGAGTGCCACTGCCACCAAAGGAATCCAGTACGCTGTCACCCGCACGAACACTACGCGTAAGCAGGTTTTCATACAGCGCAACTGGCTTCTGCGCTCCGTGTTGGAGGCCTGCATCTTGGAAAGTGGTTATGACATCTGGGTAGATTGCTGTGATTTTCTTGTGACCTTTGATTGCATACAGGATGAGTTCGTACTGGCGACGAGGACCTTCAAATGGGAGCGGTACACGACCAGAGTTTGGTTTGGTGCAGACAAATGGAGTGCGGAAGACATACCAGCCAGCTGCTTGCATCATAGCTTTGAGTTCGTGGAAGTTATCCAAGTCACAGAAAACATAGGCATGGGCTTCTGGCTTTGCTACGCGATAAGATAGTGCAGTCCACTTACTCATGATGGCCTGGAAGTGTTCGTAGTCGTCCTTGTAGTGGTGTTCGTTGTTAGCAAGTCTGCTATCACCCCCATCACCAAAAGTGTCAGCACCCATACCATATGGCGGGTCTGTGAGGATTACATCGAATTGCTCAGCGGGGCAAGTTGCCATCCATTCCAAACAATCGACATTGTGAACCTGGTGCAGGAAGGAAGAAAATGTCTTGCCTACTGTTGCCGCATGTTCAATGTTCTTTTGAGTTATCTCTTGACGCTTGAGAATTTTGAAGGCTTCTTCCGCTGATTTCGCTTTCGCTACTTCGGGATTATCCAGGTGCTTTGCTACAATCAAGTCCTTGCGCACAGAGTCTTGGTATGAACCATCGCTACGCCCTTTGATTTCCATTGCGGTGTCAGCTACCGTGTGGATGCGCCCTTCGGCTTGTGCTTGCTGTGAACGGATGCGGTGGAGCTTTGCCATAGCCGCTGCACTTTCTTGCCAGGTTAAGTCTTTGCGGTGTAGGTTCTCATCGAGTTCAGCTTCCTCAGCTTGCAGTGGTGTGAGTTGCCCAAGTGTGACGTAAGGGACGCAGCCAGAAGGGATGTCTTGTCCGTTGTAGCGGAGCTTGCCCCCCAGCATTTCCATATCCTCAATTGCTTTTAACCTGCGCTCACCTGCTACAAGAACTAGGCCTTCAGGTGTTTCCCGCACCACAACAGCGTGCATGAGACCTTTGCTACGGATTGTTTCAGACAGTTCCCCAATGGCTTCAGCCGAGAACTCCTTCCGCTGTCTGTCTTTTGTTATGATTAGTTTCTTGGTGTCTATGATTTGCATACAGCTTCCTTTTTTGGTAGTTTGAAATAAGGGACTTTACGTTCCAACTTGTAATAGTCGGTGTAAGCATTTAGTTGTTTCTCATACCAGATGTAGTATTCCTCTGGTGAACTCGCATCTTCGATGTAAACATCATCTGGATGTTGTGGTGCAACTTCCGACTTTAGGTGCGCAAGGCCAAGCATTGCTGAACTCCTTTTGCTAGACGTAAAAAAACCCAGATAGCAAAGTAGCTGACTGGGGATATTGTGTGTTTGATTAAGATTTTCATGTATAAGCACTGGCCAAAAGGCGTTCAGTTAGGGAAAACACCCAGAGAAGAAAGTCCTCTGGGCTTGCTACAGACTACAAGTTACGGTTTAGAGCTTACAGCTTAGCTACACCTTTTACTTCAGCGAATGTGTCTTCGCCGTTGATGCGGTGTGAAACGCTGATTTTAGCAGACAAACCTGGCAACATTCCAAAAGAGAAAGGTGCTGAAGGGTCATTCGCACCAATAGCTTCACGCAGACGGCCAAGGCCAATGTTCTTACCTTTAGACATATCCAAAGCGCCAGCTGGGGTTGTGTCCAGCATCAGGCCTTGCTTGCATGTCACTGTTTCACGACCAAGGTATTGCTTGACGTTTTCGTCTTCAACCAGCCAGAAGATATCCAATGCAACGCCAGAGGATGTACCGTCTTTTGACTGCCATTGACGTGGTGCGATTTTTTCAATGATACCCATGTACTCACCTACTGGGACTGGGATTACTTTGGTATCGTTAGAGCCTACAACTGAAGAATCTAGAAAGGCTTGAGCATCGAATGACATTTTAATTTCCTTTAAAAGTTAAGCTAAAGAGCTAAGGGTTAAGAGCAACGGTTTACTGCTAATCCTCACACGGTGTTTTGTGTGAGTGAGGCTATGATTACATAGGGTTTTTCAGTTTGCAACTACTATTTTAATAACTGTAGTGAGTGGTTACAATGCACCACCACGAGAAATCCACTTCTTCACAATCAACCCAAAGTCAGGGGAGATACCCTCAGCAATTGGCAGGTTGCGTGTCTTGGTGTCAGCCAGTGCACTTCCAGTTGACCATGTAAACTTAGCACCTTCACGAACTGTGAGGATGACATCAGAGAACATTGGGGTTATCTTTGGACCTAGCTTGTTACCCAGGGCAGAGAGTGAGATTTTAACACCCCCTAGGACTGCATCAGTTTCCCGTTCAACGTGACCGATAAGGATGAACATGCAACGGCAATTGTCTGTGAGCATACGAAGGATGCGCTCAACTGTATCCATTGCAATGCCCCAGTCGCTTTGGTTCTTGACAGGTTTACCTCCAACGACAAGCGACATTGCTGCGCGGGAAAGTCCTGCCATTCCATCCATTACAATAGCTCTGTTCGGTAGCCATGTGTCAACACAGCCGAACTTGGTATTGGTGCGGTCATCTGGGAAGTCATTTAGAGCTTCTAAGAGTTTGATGAACTGGTTATGGTTGGAACGCTTGGGGTCGGACATCTTGGCAAGGGAGTCCAGTCCCATTGTGTTTATCTTCGTTGCACTGTCAATCATAT